AAGTATAGATAATAAAGATGGATATACAAAAGTAAAGATAGCAGATCCTAATGTATGGGAATTAAAGCACAGGTTAATTTGGAAAGAAAGATTTGGAGAGATACCCGATAAGCATTCTGTTATTTTTGTAGATGGAGATAATACAAATTTTAATTTGCATAATCTTGCTTTAGTACATAGGAGAGAATTATTATTTTTTAACCGATGGGGAAAGTATCCATCTGAGATAATGGAGACACAAAAACTTTTATACAAACTAAAAAATTTAATTAAAGATGCCGACAAAAAATAAAATTGAAGATCTTAGAAATCTGCTTTTCGAACAGATAGAAAAGCTTATGGATAACGATTGTAACATAGACATAGAAGTGATGAAATCTAAGTCTATTACAAGTCTTGCTGCAGTAATTATAGAATCTGCTAAGGTAGAGATAGATTTTATAAGGATACATGGAAACGAAGGAACAGGAACAGGATTTATACCAGTAGAAAGAAAGGAGTTAAAATGAGAAAGTATTTATTTATCTTGGCAGTTTTTTATCTTGGAATAGGCTGCCAGGAATCTAAGAAAGAGATAATCTATAAGACAGTATATGTTTATAGAGATACCTGCGATAGTGAATTTATGCGTAAGATAGGAGAGATAGAGAGTTTTAATACAGATAATGCTATCGGAGATGGTGGAAGAGCATTGGGAAGATATGGAATACACTCTGTATGTGTTAAAGGAAGCGGATTAGAAAGCTTACTCGGTTACACACACAAAGATATGCAAGATAGTACAAAGTCTATGCACGTTTTTTGGGCAGCGATGGGAGTTAACAGCTATCTTTATGCACAAAGGTATGGTAAGTATCCAACATACGAAGAACTTGCAAGGATGTGGAATGGAGGACCAAATGGAAACCAGTACAAATCGACATTAAAATACCTAGAAAAGTTTAGAAGCTTATGAAAGAGCAGAAGCACTACACAAAGATACAGGCTGCGCACTCTGTTAAAGGAGTGCTTTTCCGTAACAATGTAGGCACAGCATACCAGGAATACAATGGAGTAAAGCGAATTATAAATTTTGGATTATGCAAAGGTAGTTCTGATCTAATCGGATGGACAGAAGTAATCATTACTTTTGAAATGGTCGGACAAAAGATAGCAATCTTTACAGCTGTAGAGGTAAAGTTAGAAAAAGGAAAGGTAAGTAAGGAACAAGAAAATTTTATTAACCAGGTAAATGGTGCAGGTGGCATCGCTAAAATTGAAAGAATATGAAAGAACAGGTAAACCATCCAGAGCATTATGGTGGAGAATTAAACATCTACGAAGCAATAAAAGTAATAGAGAATTGGCAGTTAGATTTTCATCTTGGGAATACTATTAAATACATTTCCAGGGCAGGAAAGAAAGAAGATATGCTGCAGGATTTAGAAAAAGCTAAATGGTATTTAGAAAGAAAGATTACACAACTTAAAAAATCCAAATAATATGAATGACAGACTAGTAACAGATGCAGAAAAACTACTACAAGAACTTATCGAAGAGGCAAAGAGAATGGATGCCTGGTTTAAAGATGAGGTAAAACGTAAGAACTACAGAGAGATGAAAGAGAGGCAGTTAGCTGTAATCTCCGAAATTATAGAAAAAATAAAAAATGAAGAACAGGAGGTAATATATTTGGAAGTTCCAACAGAAAAAATTACCTTGCACACCCCGAAAATAGAAACGATGGAGGAGATGTCCATAAGAAAGATTGAAGGTCTGTATGGCAGAGAGCAGGCAAGGACAGAAAGCATTCGAAGATCGCAGATATTTATGGATTATTTAGGAGACAAATACAGCCAAAAATCTTTACAATGAAAAAACTACCAATCTCTTGGGGAGATGAGCCTAAACCCGAAGTAAAAAAGAAAAGAGTTAAGGCAGAACCTGCACCCGGTAATACACCAACCTTAGACAATCGTGGTTTTATAGGTGGTTATTTTAAGCCACTTGGATGGGATACAGAGAGCAGGTCTCAGCGATTCTACTTTTATTCTAAGATGTCTAATGCTATCCTGGCATTTAGCACATCTAAATTTACTAAGCAGCATCTTACTGCTTTAGCACCTTTAGAGTTTTGGGATAATCCAATTTTTGCCAAGAACGAAAGCATATCTGATTACCTTGTAAAGATGTGTAATGTTGTAGGATATTTCGATTTACAGAACATTCGTGGCAGAGGAGCATGGAAAGAAAGCGATAGGATTATCTTCCATAGCGGAATGCAGTTACTTGCGGACAAGATAAGGTATAATCTAGGCACAATAGACACAGAGTTTACCTACGAGATGCGTAAAAATATCCGCATACCGATAGAGAACAGCATGGATAAGATGGAATCTTCTTTGCTTACTAAGATACTTTCTGCTTTAAACTGGCAGACAGATGCAGATGGCAAACTGCTTGCAGGATGGTTAGCGATTGCACCTATCTGTGGCGCATTATCTTGGAGACCACACGCATGGATTACTGGACCTAGAGGTAACGGTAAAAGTTATGTCTTAGAGCAGATAATAAACCCTGTGCTATCTGATTTCTGTATTAACGCACAAGGTACTGCAGCCACAGAAGCAGCAATAAGACAGAAGCTTAACAGCGATGCTATGCCTGTAACCATAGACGAATCGGAAGGAAACGATGAGAACGCAGCAAGGAGAATGCAGGAAGTTATAGCACTTGCCAGAGCAGGTAGTTCGGAAAAGTCTCCTGCTATCCCAAAAGGTGGTAAGGATGGCAAAGCTACGGATTATTTTGTGCGCAGTTGTTTTCTCTTTGTATCCATTAACCCACAGCTTGTAAACGATTCTGACAAACGTAGGTTTACGATCTTCGAACTTGCAAAGCATAGTAACCCGGATAACTTTAAGGATCTAAACAAGCGTAAGAAAGATACGATTAAAGGAGATTATGGCTTAAGGTTTATTGCAAGGATGGTAAATCTGTTACCAAACATCTTAGAAAGCATTTATATGTTTACCGAAGCGATAGCAGAACTTACAGAAGATAGAGCAATAGCAGACCAATATGGCGCACTCCTTGGTGGATGGTGGCACACATGGAATAATGAGGTAGTAAAACCTAAACAAGCACTAGAAGAGAGTGCTGCCATACTAGATATGAAAGGAATTTTAGAAGATAAAGAAGAGCTTACAGACGAGCAGAGATGCCTGCAGACAATACTACAGAACGAGACAAGGATAGAAACAGAATACACTACTACATTAACGATAGGAGAACTAGTACAATATGCTAGCGAGTACGATCCGCAGGCAAAGATAAAGCAGGGAGCAGCAGATTTAAGATTACAGCGATTAGGTATGCGAGTTATAGAAGAAAATAAAGAAAAGTATCTAGTAATTCTAAACACATCTACATTTATTAAGCAGGTTCTAAGTCGTACACCATGGGCAGTTAGCTATGCTACTATTCTTTTAAGACATCCAGGTGCATCGAAAAGAAATACTACTAGATTTAGTTCCGGTCTAATAGGAAGATGTGTACAAATTAACCTTAAAAACGTATTATAGTATGTTAATTGCAATAGTAATATTTGTTTTTTGCATTTCTGTCGGAATAATAGTTATGACTGATAGCCTTGCGCCAAACAATAAACGGACAAACAAGTATAAAAACATTCGTAACCATAAAAACAAAAAAAATGATTAACAAAATTACTCTTATCGGTCGTATTGGACAGATAGACATTAAAGACACCAAAGCAGGAGAGAAGCTTACTAACTTTTCTGTAGCTACATCCGATAGTTATAAGGACAAAAGCGGAGAATGGCAGGAGAAAACACAATGGCATCGCTGCACATTGTTTAAGGAATTTAAAGGAGAGAAAGGAGATATGGTGTACATAGAAGGAAAAGTAGAGTACAGAGAACACGAAGGAAAGTATTATACAGATATTATCTGTTCTTATGCCAGGAAGATTAACGGTAAAAGTAGCAGTACAGAAAAGAAAGAAGAAGATTTTACACCTGCAGTAGAACTTCCCTATCCGACAAATGGTCAAATTGTAGCCATGAAGATAAAAATTAAGCGAGGAGAGTTGTTCTTGGAGCAGATACAAGAAAAATTTAACCTTACAACAGAGCAATTCCATCAGCTTAAGATGGAAGAACCTTTAACAGGAGAAGATAAATTACCCTTTTAAAAATAATGCCCCTTAATTAGGGGCTTTTTTATTAGAACTTAACTGATTTTATCTTATAAGAACAGGCATAGGTTTTCTAAAGTATCTATGTAAGATACACCCCAGGCAGCACCAGTAGAATCTTGTACCATTGCCCAATCTGTAATCTGTGCAATAATGTTGTTACTGCGTAGGTCTACAAATTTAAAGCCTAGGTTAGGGGATTGAAATGGATAAACACGAACAGCACCATTAGGTACTGCCTGCATAAGTCCGTATTGTACATCTAAAAAAATAACCATATTGGCTATCTGATAGACTTTTAATTCTTTACTTATTATGTTCATCGTTTTTTGATAAAATATTTATAATGGAAATAAGCTGCCCAACAGAATAACATAGCGAAAGAAATATGCACTAAGCACGCTGCATCGTTACTATAAGTTAGGAAATCGTAGAGGCAGCCTGATGCACCGAAAGATAAAGCAATTCTTACAAACAAGCGTTCTAAAATATTTAACTTTTTAATCTTACCGTTTTCATTGTAAACGAAATATAAGAAAAAGATAAGACTTATAGCTATTATTAAGTCCGATACACTATTTATTATCTTTATCAGTTCCATCTTCTTTTTTGATTTTTTCTGTTAGATATTCCGATATAAACTCCACTCCTTTTACTCCTAAGAATCCAAGAACAAAAGCGATAGACATTTCGTACTTTGTCGGCAGCCTTAAAAATTCTATGAATACAGGAGTTAAATAGTTAGCATTAGCGACACCTGTAACAATAGCAAAAAATGTAGTTCTCAGATTAGATTTTTGTTTCTTACCTATTAGGATAAGACTACCGAAAAAACCTGCAACAGAGA